TGCTGGTTGTTTAATTCCCGACCAGAATAAAGATTATCCAACGCTCTCTGTTGTGATGTATCTGTACCTGACCAGCCAGCAGTACCGTTATACGGGACGTAGGCTTGACTCATTACTCTTGAGTAATTTCATCTACACTTACATCATCAATAGATGTTGATGCACCATATAGGTCTACTGTAATTTCATCTTGAATCTTATTGATTGCATCGTCCTCATCATCGGCATCTAAGTCAGCGAAACTAACTGAGATTGTAATGCTTCCTGAGTATGTGCTTTGGATTGAGTGTGAGCCGATACTGTTGAGTAACTCATTGACTTCATCAAGAGTGACTGTTGTCTCACGACTTTCCCATTCACGCTCACTGAAGAAGTCACGAACCGTATTACGAATCGCTCTAATTTGTGTTCTGGTTTCGTTTGCAACTTGCTGTACTGCATCTACTTCCTCCGCTTTGTTAATGAAGCGTAAGATTTCTGCTTCGGTATAGTTTATTACTGCACCTGATTCGATTTTAACTTGGATTGTATTCATGTCTCTCTCTTTTCTTTTACGCCAGAACAAGACTGAGTGCCTTGTCTTTTACTTTGTCATTACGTCCGCTGAGGGTGGCAACGGCAAGCCGTTCGGAGCCACCTGAAGCATGGTGGTCTGCATATTCTACTACTGCTTGCCACATTCCGAAAGCAGTGCCTCGAATATTTTCCTGTGTAGGTGACTCGCTATAGATATCGAATGCTTTTTCACGGGCTGTGATAGCAATCGTCTGCTGTCTGCGTTCACCTTGTGTGAGCATGTGGTATGGCTTGCCTTCTACTGTAGAAGGCAGTGCCCATACACGCTTGAAGTATTCACGTGCCTGAGTATGTGATGTCTCACGCGTAATCAATGTGCTAGCAATTGATTCATATTGTTGAATTGAATCATAAGATAACCGAATGATGTTACCAATCTCAGAAGGTGACAACTTAGAATTAGTTGTGTGCTTCATGACATAGGTGTAATCATTTGTTTTCTTACCAGTAATCAATCGGTTGATTTGATTGGCGCAAAATAGACGCTCAATGATAGGACGAATGCGTACTGCACATGAACCATCATGCGATGATTGCACTAACAAGAACGCAGCATGTGGGTCGTTGGCTACATTTACACCAACGGGTAGTTCCATAATCATCCAGATGTTAGCACCATTATTGTACTCACCTGCTGCCGTGTATCGTGCTTGACCTGAATCAACTAGGCTATCTAGAGCACTAAATACTTCCATGTTTTGGACTACCTTGTACTTGTCACCGACAACGCCAATGACTTTGTTGTCATTGTCTTTGCCTAGTTTAATTACTGCTTGCTTCTTGGGTACTTCGTAGTAATCGGTGACTGTCTCATAAGGATTAACCTCATTCTTAACGTATGCCTGCATGTCTGCAAGCATGACGTTCCAGTCAAGGCCAGCCTGTCGAGCAGCCTCTGATGCAGAGCCAGCCTCTACTGCTGTACCTCCACGTGTCCATGCACTTGTGTTTGTTCTTGTCATTTTCTCTCCCTTTACCATGATGCTTGATATCTAAATGACCAGTTTTCTGGAACATTAGTTAGAATTTCATCTAACATTTTAGCAGTCTCTTCGATACTATCCCAATACCAATCGTCTATTTCATATGAACCGAAGAAGAAACCTGCTGTTGGTGGTAGTAATTCTTCTGCTATTTCTGGTGTTCTTACTTGTAGCACTTGCTTACATGCACCAAGTAAATCAGCAATTTGTTCACGTGTAAAATAAATTGGGGTGCAATCGTCTTCTGTTGCATGCTGTGTAAACCAACCATGAATAGCATTAGCCTTACGCCAGTATGCTACTTCCAACTCAACGATAGCATGGTCTTTGGCAAATGTATCTGCATCTAATGCTTTAATAATTGCATCAAACTTATCTTGTTCTTTGCGGTATTCAGCATTAGATACAAATTTCTCAGCATATAGATACATATCTAGACCCATGATTACTTACCTTCTCCGAAGATACCTGCTGTTACTTTAGGGTGTAGTTCACTACGCATTCGAGCAAATGATTCTTTAGGCCAGCCTGCTGAATAGATACGCTTAAGTAGGTTGGCTAGTGAATAGTCCTCGCTTGCTTCATTGATGGTGTTGATTGCATCTTCTACTCTATCGTTCTCGTAGTAGACTGTAGATACAAGGGCGATTGCTGAGTTAGCATATTCTTTAGGTGCTTCTTCAATTAAAGACTCTAGAATATCAATTGAATTTTTAATCTGATAAACAATACCCATCATATAGTCACGCACTTGTAGGTCACGCATTGCGTTGACTACTGCTGCTACAAGAAGTTCATACTCATCTTTGTCTGAGTTCTTGACGATTGATTCGTGCTCGTAGAAGAATAGTTCTACGAAACGAGTAGCGAACTGATGCTCTTCCGAGCCTTGTTTGAACTGTCCTTGCTCGTCTTGTTCTGTTGCATTTGCTAGTCTTACTATCTCACTTGATGTTAGGTTAGTCATTTGTGCTCTCTCTTTCTGATAGTTTGGTATCAATCCAGCGGACCATCTTGAATCCACTGAAACCTATAGTGTCTTGCAGTAGTGCCAAAGCAGTATCATCATCTGATGCTTCTACTTCTATCTCACATTGTATAATATAAAATGATTTCATACTAGTACCATCCATGCTTTCTCCAATGCGACCATGCAACCGATGGTCTGTCATATCGGTGGGCTATATACTCCAGCCCCTTCTCAATCTGAAGGGGGGCTGGGGTTCCATGCTTGGTGTTAAGGACTTGTGCTATGCCGTAAGCACTGGACTTAGGGTTATCGGCTAGGTGATTCCAGGCTGACTCTTTACCCCATAGTTTAGACAACGCTTTCCACTCAGCCCTACCCCATGATGGATATTCCATAGCCATAAAGCCACGGGCATATGTCTTTGACATATATGCAGTCCAATAGATAGGGGTTCTGATTTGAATGTAAGTTGGGCTTGCTTCAATCTCTTCATGTACCTGCTTGATGTATCCTTTAAGCGGTATGCCAATCATACTTGCGACTGTAAGTATGGCTGTCATAATCATTGCTTGATACTTTCTTATCTGCGGATTCATGCAGTCTCCTAATCATCAAAGCGTGTATCGTGAGCATAATCTGGGTCTGGCTCAGCACACTCACATGTAAAGATGAAGTTGCCGCAATACTCGCACTCATCTTTGAGTGCTGCATCATCGCCTTCTAACCACATTGGTTCACTCATTATAATCCTCATCTTCCTGGAGCCAAGGCCATAGTCTGTGCTGCTCGACGATAGCCCACGCAGGGGCAGAAGTCGAGCCTTTATATGATACTCCTTTTGGCATATCAATCATGCGCTTGGTGTCTTCCTCCCAGTATGCATTGAGTGCATCGACACATGTCTGTGCCATGAATCTTGGTACTGGTGGGTAGAAGTTACTGACTAAATGTATTTCTATTTGATTGCGTAAAGGCATATCAAAGTCTGATATTTCCTGTGCTAGTTGGCTGCCCATTAGAAAGGTACCTCTACATGATTGTCTCGGCAGTACTTGTTCTTGTTTCTAATTGTTTGCAAGAACTGTCTGTTCTTTTTAAGTAGCATATGATTGGCTACGAATAGAAGCAATAGCATGACTCCCATGACTGAGGCACATACCATTAGGAAGATTGCTTCGGCAATAGATAGATACATAATATAATCTCCTTGTAATAATATAACTGTGGACTTGCAGGTGTCTGAAGCGGTTACGAGAACCCCGCCAAAAAAGGTAGATGGGTGACATGTTCTGCCACCCACCTACCTGATTGTTAAGCGTGAACTTCTACTGCGTGTACTTCCAACTGCAGTACTGGTGGTCGCTGGTCTTTCTGAGCGACATTTGGACGGCGGTCAAAGCGTGTGACCATGCGTCCTGTGACTGTGATAGGCAGTGTTACTTCCGTTCCTGCCTTGCTTGCACCTAGGATATCTCCAACTGTGGAATCATCTAGGGCTACGATATTCATACCGACTACATATACTGTGCGGTCTGCAGTTCCGTTTGATGTACGGGATACATCGCGCTGGTCGAACCATCCAGTAAGCATTGTTCCACGTTCGTTTGAATATGTCTTGATGTTCTTGATTGTACCTGTAACTGTAACTTCGTTCTTCATTATCTTCTCCTTGATTAGTTAGTTGATTGATTGTTTACTGGCTGGCAAGCCCGCCAAAGGCGACGGGCTTGCCTGCTTTGAATGCCTATCTGACATTCAATTCTAGTGGTTTGTCACATGCTTGGCAGTCATTGAACTGTCTTGGTGTGAGCAGGTGGCACCATTGGCACTCAGTTTCTCGTGCTCGCTGGCGCATATCATCTAATTCCCATAGTTCTTCGTGAACTCCGCCGTCTATAAGTTGTGCGATTGGTGGCAAGAACTCGCTGCGCGTTACTGGTTCATCGGTGTCTATAAACTTCACGGCGAGTTCTATTAACTCCATCTTGTCACTCCATCTTTCTATCATCTGTGCTCTCCTTGTCTGTGGTTTGATGTAGGTTTCTGACGATACCCAGTCGGAAGCACTGGGTGAGTCTGATGTATCGTAGGATAGGCAGGGACCTTCCCCTAACCTATCTTCCTCATGCAGGTTCCAAGCCTTGTCGTCGGCTCTGGCTTCTGCATCGTCTATGCAGGTCTGGCACTGGCTGGGAGGGAAACCCTCAGCAGTATCTCTGGCTATGACCATGCACTCGTAGCAGGTATTCTGGACGGTGATGCCTAGTGACTCGTTCATTTGTTCTCTCCTTCGTGCTGGTAATCGGTAGGGCAGGAACCACCCATGAAGCATGGGCAATCCTCTTCAGGGACCAACTGGACATGAGGCATGGTAACTCCAATCATTAGAACTGATTCAACTATTGAATCTAGAATCATCACACAATGGGTCGGAATGAATTGTCAGGCCCAGTCTTTTCATGGGCTTGACAAGAAGGGAGAGCCATAGTACAGAAGCAATAGACTGCATCAGCCATATATGCAGTTTAATTAGTACTGGGGCACAGGTTTGTTCTGTGCCTAGGCAGAGACTACCTATCCAAGCAGACTATCCCACGGTACAATAGTCTGACTGCAGTCACTGTCTATAGTCTTTGACCCCAGACTTATTAATCTGCAGTGGTACTAAGTATTGTATCTCTGTCAAAAATATTTCTGTACAGCAGTACCCCATATACAGTCTGACCAGCACTTTTGTATTTAGTTCTGTTAGAAATGTTCGTTTGACCTGTTTGAACGGATTAAGTATATATAGAGACTAAAATAGATTCGTAAGTCTTTTTAGAGCCTTACTCATCCTGTACAATAGTCTGTAATATACTGTTACAAGGCAGGTGCATTCTGTCTAAAACTAGGGGGCTAGATGAAGTTCGAAAAGGGGGCCGAGAACCCCAATCGTGCCAAGGCAAATCTTGATAAGCAAAAGGTGCTCGACCTCGTTTCCGAGGGAATGCCGTTGGCAACTGCCATGGCCAAGGTTGGTAAGAAGGCCGATACTGCCCGCATCTGGATTCTTCGTGACCCAGACTTTGCCCGCCGCCTAGAGCAGGCTAAAGAAGACTCTAAGTCTAATTCGCTCAAGGCCCTTGGTATCCCCAAGGATGAGATTTCCTTTGCCCAGTTCTCAGAACTATACTTGGGGTCTAAAGTATTTCCCCATCATCAGGACTGGATTGATTTAATAGAAGGCCAAGAACCTTCCTGGCTCCACCCCTCTATGGTCTATGACCCAGGCGATGCCACCCGCATGTTGGTCAACGTACCCCCAGAACATGCCAAGTCCACTGTAGTCACGGTGAACTATTCGACCTACCGTATCGCCATCAACTCGAACGTCCGCATCATTGTGGTTTCTAAGACGTTGAACAAGGCACGCGAGTTTGTATACTCTGTCAAGCAGAGACTGTCCCACCCCCGCTACCAAAAGATGCAAAACACCTTTGGTCCTGAAGGCGGTTGGAAAGGCGACGCAGATACCTGGCGTGTAGATACCGTCTACCTTGGTGGCGATGCGCGTGATTCAAGTGAGAAAGACCCAACCATTCAAGCCCTTGGTATGGGCGGTCAGATTTACGGTGCTCGTGCTGACCTGATTATCCTAGACGACTGCATTACTACTTCTAACGCCCATGAGTATGAGAAGCAAATCAACTGGCTGCAGAAGGAAGTTATTACTCGTCTGGGTAAAAACGGTAAACTGCTTATTGTAGGAACTCGTATTGCGCCAACTGACTTCTACCGCGAACTGCGCGACCCGAAGTATTGGTCAAATGGTAAGTCTCCTTTTACCTATATGGCGATGCCTGCGGTTTTAGAGTATAAAGAAAAGAAAGAAGATTGGGTTACACTCTGGCCTAAGTCTGATATCCCTTGGGATGGAGACGATGACACGCCAGATGAAAACGGTTTATATCCTAAATGGGACGGGCCAGCCCTTCATAAACGACGCGGTGAAGTTACCGCCTCTACCTGGGCGCTGGTTTACCAGCAAGAGGACATAGCAGAAGATTCCATCTTTGCTGCTCCGCTGGTACAAGGTTGTATCAATGGGGTGCGTAAGCGTGGCCCTCTTGACCCAGATAAGCCAGGACATCCTGTACAACTGCGTGGTTATACCATTGTTGGTTTTGACCCCGCTATGGGTGCGGGCCATGCTGCTTTTGTCGTTATTAACTACAACGCACTTGATAACCGTATCTATGTCCTTGACTGTGTAAATATGGCAGAGCCTAACCCGCAGAAAATTCGCGGGACTATTGAAGAGTTGGTTGAGAAGTATCGACCTAATGAGTTTCGTGTGGAAATCAACGCCCATCAGAAGGCTTACTCGCTAGATGATGATTTGATTCAATGGCTTGCCCAGTATGGTTGCAGCCTAAAGCCACACTTTACTGGTAGAAACAAGTGGGATACCAACCTAGGTGTTGCCTCTATGTCAAACTTCTTTGGCACACTCCAAGATGGCAAGTTCCAAAATAACAACTCAATTGAATTTCCATCAACTGATGGTTCAGAAGGTATGAAAGCCCTGCTTCAGCAGTTAATGACCTGGAGGCCCAATACAAGAGGTAAGACCGACTGTGTGATGGCTTTGTGGTTTGCGGTCTTGAGAGTTCAAGAACTTATGCAGGCTGCATCATTTACCAACCGATATAAAGAAAACCGCTGGGCTACAAAGGCTCAACTCAAAAAACGACAATCAGTCAACCTAGACGCTGCCTATCAAGAGCAGTGGCAAGAAATATATGGATAGGAATTAACATGCCAGCACCATTAGTAGGAGCCGCTGCAGCAGCCGCTGCTAGACTAGTTGCAAAGAAACTAGCAGGCAAGGCAGTAAAGAAGGCAACAAGTAAGTCAGTTAAAAAAGCCGCTGCTGCCAAGAAGCAGGCTGCTACTCGTGCAGAGACTGTGAGAATTGCTAAGAACTCCGTTAAAGTAAAGCCTGCTGCAAAGCCTAAACCTAACAAACCAAATGAAGCAAAAATGCTTTATAAAGTTAGAGACTCTGGTGGACGTGCTTATAACAAAGCCGCTAGAGAATATGAACAGGGCGCTGGTAGACATGGCAACATGTATGAGCAGCAAGATGCTGCACGTGAGGCAATGTTTAAGGCTCCAGTAGGCCGCAAGACAAATATTCAGGGCAAAAAACTTAATGAGGCCGAGGCTCGCAAGGCGACAACCCCACGCCCAAGCAAAGATACTAGAAATACTTGGTCTAATAAATCACCTATTAAAATTGATTCAGCACCTAAAAAGAAGTCTAAGTAATTTTTTTTAACCAATCGTTAGGACAATAATGTTAACAGTTAAGCAGATTGCGGCGCGTGTTGAGTCGCTAAAACACCGCGCACGCGAGCGCGATTCTAGACATGAAGATGTCCTAGCAGTACGTCGTGGTCAAATTTCCAGTGTCT